ACGCTTACCGAAAGTTTAACGGTGGTGGGTGATGCGTCTATTACCGGGAATGCAATCGTGGACGGAACGATAAGCACCACTGGAAATGCTTATTTTTCATCCAATGTAGGCGTGGGGACAACAGATACAGCCGAGTACAAATTCCTTGTAAATGACGGAACCAGTAATCTATTTGGAGTTCCAGTTAGTTCATCAGGTCTCTCCACTGGGAAGGCTATTGTCTATGACGGGAATGGGTGGGTCTATGGGAACGCAGGACCTGCAAACGGAACCCAGATCGGCGAAATTCTCGCATGGGATGGAACCGAATGGTCTGCCAACAGCGCCGTTGTGGTCGAAGGGACGAATGTCGGTATTGGTTCCACACAACCCACGCAGAAACTGGATGTAGCAGGCAACGTGAAGGCCACAGACTTTATAGGTTCTGGTGATGCTTTGTCAGACCTGAATGCCTCCAATGTCACTTCAGGAACTCTTAGTAACTCTAGACTTCCGGGTACCATTTCGGTTTCCAATTTGGAAGCGACGGCTAATCTGGTGGTCGGGGGTCCCGCGGACATTACCGGAACACTTTCCGTAGGAGGGTCGTTAACAGGATCATCTGTAACGGTGACAGGTGATATCCAAGGTCTCAACTTGACATCTACAGGAACTCTGTCTGCGGCTGGTATCACTTCTTCGGATAATGTGACCATCACGGGTGCCGATAAATCTCTCACGGCTTCTAACATCACCACTTCGAACTTGATCGTTAGTAATCGTCTCTCGGGTGGTACCATTTCGGTTTCCAATTTGGAGGCGACTGCAAACCTGGTGGTCGGTGGACCCGCAGACATCACTGGGACTTTGAGTGCCGCGGACTTTATAGGATCAGGTGATGGAATAGATGACCTAAACGCATCCAACGTCACTTCCGGAACTCTTAACAACGCTAGACTTCCGGGTACCATTTCGGTTTCCAATTTGGAGGCGACTGCAAACCTGGTGGTCGGTGGACCCGCAGACATCACTGGGACTTTGAGCGCGTCCAGTATTATAGGTTCGGGTGCTGGTATAAGTACTTTGAATGCCTCGAATATCACCTCAGGAACTCTTAACAACGCTAGACTTCCTGGTACCATTTCGGTTTCCAATTTAGAAGCGACGGCCAACCTGGTGGTAGGTGGACCCGCGAATATCACCGGAAGTGTATCTGCAGGGGCAATTGATGGTTCTTCCTTGACGGTGACTGGTGATGTGCAAGGACTCAACTTGACATCCACAGGGACTCTCTCGGCGGCCGGAATCACTTCATCGGATAATGTGACCATCACGGGTGCAGATAAATCTCTTACTGCTTCCAATATTACCACCTCGAACTTGACAGTATCAAACTTTCACAGCATAACGGGAACCCTATCCGCATCCAATGTCGAGACCTCAAATTTGACTGTCAGTAATCGTCTATCTGGTGGCACGATCTCAGTCTCCAATATCGAAGCAACGGCCAATCTGGTGGTCGGTGGACCCGTGGATATCACCGGAACGCTTTCAGCCGGAGGATCATTAACAGGGCCATCTTTAACAGTCTCAGATCAAATTCAGGGTGCTACGGTATCTTCCACCGGGCATGTGATAGCCACGGGTTCGGTCACGGGGACAACAGTAAACACACCAACTTTGGTCGTAAGTAAGGATGCTCAGATCACTGGAAATCTTACAGTGTCTGGTGGTTTGGTTACGATCACAAGTACCACCACTGGAACCAATCAGATCAATATCACCAACAACGGGACGGGACCAGCCCTCATTGCAAAGCAGACCGGTGCACAGCCCATCGTGAACTTTTTGGACGACAGCGCAAGCGCCCTTTTCATATCGGGTGGCGAATTGACGGGCAAGGACGGGTTTGTGGGTCTCGGAACAGAAGCACCACAGGAACGTTTGGATGTCCGAGGCAACATTGTTTCAAATGGGACAATCTCGTCGACTAACGTCGCGACATCCAACTTGACTGTCAGCAATAGGTTATCCGGAGGCACGATATCGGTCTCCAACATCGAAGCAACAGCCAATCTGGTGGTCGGTGGACCCGTGGATGTCACTGGAACACTCTCTGCGGCTGGCATCACTTCGTCGGCAGATGTGAATGTCACTGGGACCATTTCCTCGTCTTCCACGGTCACAGGAACGGATGTGGTGGTTTCTGGAACCGCGCAAGGTCTCAACTTGACTTCAACCGGAACCCTCTCGGCAGCCGGCATCACTTCGTCGGCAGACACAAATATCACCGGAGCCCTTAATCTCACCCTTTCGGACAATGGAAGTGCCGCAGGTCCCGAGTTCACAATGCACCGCTACTCGGCGAACCCTGCTGCAGCAGACTACATTGGACAGATTAAGTTCACGGGTGAGCACAGCGGAGTTGGAGCAGATCAAGTTTATGCCAAGATAACGGGTAAAATCAGTGACGCGACTCAAGGTTCGGAGGACGGACTGATTGAGATTGCCGTGGTGAATGCGGGTTCTAATAAAATCACAACGCGATTTACAAACAACGCTCTCAAACTCATCAATACAACAGGTCTGGAGGTGGACGGAACGATCAGCGCTACAGACAACGTGACCATCTCGGGCGCAGACAAGTCGATCACCGTCAGCAACATCTCCACGTCCAACCTGACAGTCAGCAATCGTCTCTCAGGAGGAACCATCTCGGTCAGCAACATCGAAGCCACTGCCAACCTGGTGGTCGGTGGACCTGTTGATATTACTGGAACACTTTCGGCCGGTGCGATCGATGGTTCATCATTGACGGTAACGGGTGACGTACAGGGTCTCAATCTAACTGCAACTGGAACGCTTTCGGCGGCTGGAATCACTTCGTCGGATAACGTGACCATCACGGGTGCAGATAAATCTCTTACGGCATCAAATATTTCTACATCAAACCTCACTGTGTCTAACTTTCACAGCATCACAGGAACCCTGAGTGCGTCCAACGTCGAGACTTCCAACCTCACTGTCACCAACTTAAATTCGGTCACCAACGACGCCTTCGTAGGGGGAACCTTGAGTGCGTCCAACGTCGAGACTTCCAACCTCACTGTCAATGGAAATACCTACATAAGTTCTAATCTCGGGGTGGGTACCGCGGATACGGCCGAGTACAAGTTCCTGGTAAATGACGGAACAAGTAACCTCTTTGGGGTTCCTTATGACAAAACAGCGCTAACCACAGGAAAGACCATTGTCTATAACGGAAGTGGATGGGTCTACGACAATGCAGGACCCGCAGACGGAACACAGACCGGTGAAATTCTCTCGTGGGACGGTTCCGAATGGTCTGCGAACAGCGCCGTGGTGGTCGAGGGCTCGAACGTCGGCATCGGTTCTACACAGCCCCGTGAAATTTTGGATGTAACAGGGAACGTTCGCATCACCCAGAGTGTTCTGATCAATGAAACTTTCCAAGGAAGGGCTATGCGTCTGAATGACACACCCGCTTCCAACCTTCACTACCAACCCAATTTCACCATCACCGGCTCGCTCACCTCGGCGGGCGACATCAAGACAAACCAGGCCTTCCGTGGTCACAACATGTTTCTGAGCAACGTCCTGACGATTAGCGGCGGGGTGGTCACCAACACTGGCACCGTCAACACGACGATCAATGGAAGCTTGACGGTTCAGGGCGATGCCGTCGTGAACTCAAATATTTCGGCGGTCACCGTCAACACCGGAAGCCTTGTGGCAACGGGCGATGCGTCAATTGCCGGAACCCTCACTGCTTCCAACATCGTCGGCGCCTCTCCCGTGACCATCAGCTCCAATTTGGTAATGGCACCTGGATACACACTGACTGCGGGGGCCATTCAACCTCCTGCGGGAGGAGGAACCTTGACTACCTCCAACATCGTCGGTTCGTCCTTTCTGACCGTGACCGCCAACACCAACGTGGTCGCGGAGTTCACGGCATCCGAGAAACTCATCAAGTACCCGAGGGTCAAGATGACCGCTGCGACTGTCAGTGGATTCGTGGCAAGCGCGAGTAGTTCAATTTCTGGATGGGAACCTTATGAAGCTTTTGGATTGAGGGATTATTCTGTAGGCAGTGGAGATTCCAATGTATGGGCATCTGCGCTTAGCGTGGGTACCGAGCACAAGTATATTTACAACACAGGTTCATACACTGGAACTGTCACAACCACAGCAACCGACGCCAGCGAATATGCTGGAGAATGGCTTCAAATAGAACTTCCAACACCAATCAAACTACAATATTCTCAACTTTTCCCTCGACCGGATTATCCATCTGTAATGCCTAAAAATGGAACCATACTCGGAAGTACGAACTCTACAGATTGGTATTCTATATCGTCATGGGAAAATGCTTCGTATGCAACTGGAGAATACACCAGACACAATGCTTTAACTGAAAACTATTATGACTATTACAGATTGGTTGTAGAAGACATAGTTGGATCTGGAATTAGTGCATTGACCGTTACCGAAATTGCAGACTGGGAGCTGTACGGCTACCCCGAGAACGATCTCGGTGACGGCACGAGCGTCCTATTCAAGACCGTCCCGAACACCCCCAAGACCGACTTCCTGGACGTCTACTACGACGCGAAGGAATACTCTGGAAGTGGAAATATTACGGACGAGAGTGGAAATGGGGTAACTGGAACCATTGGTTCAAGTGTTTCCTACACGAGCACTGAACCGAAGGCGTGGAACTTTGACGGGACTGTCAATGGGACGGTATCGGCATCGCTTACCACGCCTGGAGGAGATTGGCCGCACACACTCGCGGTTTGGTTCAAGGCCGATAGCATTACCACAACTCAGTCCACAAATACAATTGGTTGGTTTGGAACACTTGCCACCAGACAATCTTCTGTTATGAAAATAAGTCCCACATTCATAGGTTTTGATTTTGTCAATGATAGTCAAGATGCAACTTTGAACGTACAAACTGGTATTTGGTACCACGCAGTGTTCGTGTATCCAGGAGGGGGAGTGAACAATGCCAAAATTTATGTAAATGGTTTCGATGCGGGTGCCACGGGAGGTTCAACAAATGCTATATCACTCCCAACATCAACCACGTTGTATCTGGCAAACCAAACAAATGGTTCCAATCCATACTTCAACGGTTCCATCGCAAACTATCGGCTTTACGATCGCTCCCTTTCTGCGGACGAGGTCTGGGAACTCTACGGCAACCAGAAAGCATATTTCAGCGTTTCACCGGACGTGGTGACCTACAAGGCGGGGAGGGTCGGCATCGGAACCAGCGAACCGAGGGCCGTTCTGGATGTCGCCGGAAGCCTAAATTTGACAAATGGAATAACTTACAATAATATTCGTTCAATGTTTATGGCTTATAGTACTAATGCAAATTATTCTACAAATTGGCCTATTATATTAGAAAAAACGGGTTATAACATAGGAAATCATTATGATACAACGACCGGATGGTATACTGTACCGATTACAGGTGTCTACCTTTTTAATATTATTGTTTTCGCAACTGATGGTACGGGTTCGACACAATATGCTTTGAAAATGAAGCCAGGTGGTCAGTCGGTATTCACTAATGATAACTGGCACGCATCTAGAAATAATGCTTCTGGAGATGATTCCTTATTAATTTATGCGGTCGGGGGCTACCCTTTTACTGGTTCACTTGATATATACTGTGAAGAAGGTGATATGGTAGGATGGGGACATCGCTCCACATCTGTGTCTTTGTATTATGCGCATTGTGCTTTTTCCGGAAGACTCATAACGCCAATTTAATTTTAAAATTAATTATTAGAAAACCATGCCCACGTACGACGGCACCTATAAGCTGGCGGTTGAGGATGGACGTGTTTTAATCCGAGACGTGGAGGGAGGTTCCCAGACCACCCACGTCCCGCTTGAAATCTATAGCAACTATGCAGCCCAAGGGACTTTGACGGATTCCAGACAGTTGAGACTTAGAACCCAGCCTTACCTCGAGTCAAATACCGCGAATGCATACGTGACCGACATGGGCATCGAGTCCAAGACAGACAACTACTTCTTTATCACGGCGCCCCAGAAGACCTCCAACGTCGGCGACCAGAACACCTTTGTCATTTCATCGACCTCTAACATAGGCATCGGAACTACCGACCCCACCAAACCCCTTCACGTCGTGGGAGACACTTGGATCACGGGGACACTGACGACCTCCAATATCGTCGGTGCTTCACCCGTCACCATCAGTTCGGATATCGTCATGGCTGCAGGAACGACCTTGACGACCTCCAACATCGTGGCTAACACCGGTGACACCTTTTTGGTCAGCTCGAATCTAAAGGTCGGGACCTCGAACCTGTTTGTGGACACCACGACGTCCAACGTCGGCATCGGGACGGATAATCCTGATCAAAAAATGCATATAAAAGGTGGCAATTTAAAAATAGAAAATTCTGGTTCTAATAACATTGATAATAAGATAATACTAGCTGAAACTGGATATAATGATAATTTTTTTATTGGAACCGATCTTGCCGATGTTGGAGCAGGTGATCAAAGTTTTAAAATAGGGTTTTCTGCTTCTGGTGACTCCGGTGTTGTTAATTCCAATGTTTTAATGACAATATTGGGCAGCGGCAGCGTCGGCATCAATACGGCGACTCCAGCGAGCAGACTTCATGTACACGGAAGAATATCAGCTGCTACGGGTCCTACAGTTTGTGTAAAACCTTCGACTGACTCTGATACTATAGTGGCAAACGGTGGCACTTTCTCTTTCCCTAATATGGGGCACGGGGCGGCGGGGTGGGGCTATGTTAACGACCTATCTGGAAACGGAACAGCCCCAAAATATTTTAGAGTGGGCATGAGACTGGCGAAACCAGGTGCAGGGGCGACAGGTAATATACAATTTTATCATAGCACCTACCAGGCAGGTGGACCTTCTGCTGTAGGTGGAGCACAAACCATATTTGCACAAGATTACAATAGACAAAGAGACTTAAATATTACAGAATGGCTACCGACAAATACTTATACATACAACAATATAACTTACTTCACAAATAATACAGGTTTTTCCCTCTATATTGCAGAAGTATGGATTCAATTTTCTGATGTCGATCTTGATGGCGCCCCTGGAGCATAAATCATTATAGACAAAAACTTGGATATATTCATCCAGAATATTTAGAGTTTCCAATGGAATATTATTGTTAAAGTGAAATAAATCTTTCCTAACCAATTAGTAGAAAACCATGCCAACCTATGACGGCATCGGCGAGACCATCACCCACAAGCTCGAGATTGAGGGTGACATGTTTCTACAGGACATTGAGGGTGGCTCTTTGAGCACTCAAGTTCCTCTAGAGATTTTCAGTGACTTTGAAACTTCAGGTCCAGAGGCCATCAATTCCCGCATGCTCCGTTTGAGGGTTCAGAACTACGGCGAGACGGATGTCTCCAACAGCTACGTGACGGACTTTGGGATTCGCGGGGAGGCAGACAAGGACTACTTCTTCATCACAGCGCCTCAGAACACGTCCAACATCGGAGACCAGAACACCTTTGTCATTTCATCGACCTCCAATGTGGGCATTGGAACCACCGACCCGGGTCACTACCGCCTATTGGTCAATAATTCCAGCACCAAGCACTTTGGCGTTCCAGGGAATGACACGCCGAGCACCGGCGATACGCTCATCTACAATGAAAGCGGTGAATGGGTTTATTCCTTCCCAGCCGGTAACCTTCCTGCTGGTTCGGTGGACAATGAAATCCTCACGTGGAACGGATCGAACTGGGTTCCTAACAGCAGTATTATCACCACGAACTCCAATACCTCCATCGGAATAGGTACGTACACCCCCTCGGCCAACCTGCACGTGATCGGTTCGGTGACTGCGACCACGGATGTGGACATCTCGGGAAAGTTTCAGGGAGGCAAGATTCGGGTCGGTTCTCTGCTTTCGGCGGTTCCGACGAACCCCAATGTGACCGTGCCGGGTGACCTTACCGTGTCGGGAACCTTGACGAGCGACGAGTGGATTCACACGTCCAACCTGGACATCACCGGAAACATCAACGTGGACCACGACGTCCTCATCGACGGAACCTACCAAGGGACGGGCATGCGACTGGACGGAACCCTGCAGAACCTGCGCGGGGCCATACCTGACCTTTCGGTGGCGGGGTCCATCACGGCGACCGGGGACATCAAGACCGACCAGACCTTCCGCGGAACCGACGCATCCATCACCGGGACCCTGACGACCTCAAATATTACACACGGTTCGGAACTTACCGTGACCACAAACTTGCTCATGGGTCCTGGGACCACCCTCACGGCGTCCAACATCATAGGTGGTTCACCGTTGACCATTTCTACGGGCGGTTCCAATGTTCAAATTTTAAATTCCAACGTCGGCATCGGGACGACGAGTCCTGGTACAAATTTACATATAGTTAATACCGCGGATATAACCACTTCTGCCGAAGTCCTCCGATTACAAAGAGGCGATGGAACCGGTGACATACAATCGAATACGAGAGGAACAATCGGTTTGTACCTTAGAGATGATAATGTTGGCGGCGGCGAAGTTGCTAGAATTTCATGGGGACATGATGGAGGGGATGCTGATCCAGAAGGGAAAGGAAGACTTGGGTTTTGGACATCTGATACAGGTGGTGCAGAAGGCGTTCCTGTTGAAAACATGACAATCTACTCCGATGCCATGGTCAAGATGGGCGGCGCACTGATGATAGGAGTTAATGGAAAGGATGCAGGAGCGGTTGGGAATGGACGTAAAAATTTGTTCATAACCTCCACGTACGGGGGCAATTCTTCGGCAAATTATGGATGGTGGATAGGTACACAAAACGGACCCCTGGCTTCTAATGATAATGATTTATACTTCACCGTCATAAGAAATGGAAGCGCAAATTCAGCAGGTTACATTCAAGATGGTGTTGGTGCGGAAGTTCAGATGAATTTCACCGGACAACACAGAACCTTTGTGACGAGTATCCCGTATGAAGAAACGCCAAATTACGAGGGGATGATAGTTTTGGCAAATACCAATAATTACGTAAGAATGAGTGGAGGTATTGCAAAGGGTTTGGAAGCCATCACAATTAATGAATCTTTGCCATTGGTTTCATTATCAAATGTCGCGTATGATAAAAAATGTTTCGGAGTGATTTCCTACGCAGAAGATCCCGATAAGAGAACAGACGGTTATGGTAATTTTGTTTCTATGTTTGAAAAAGAGTCCGGTGATACGCGCATCTATATTAACTCGGTGGGCGAAGGTGCCATTTGGATAGTGAACACAAACGGCAACCTGGAATCGGGTGACTACATCACGACGTCTAACGTGGCGGGTTATGGAATGAAACAGGACGATGACCTTCTTCACAACTACACGGTCGCCAAGATTACGATGGACTGTGACTTTAATCCACCACAGCAACCCGTTCAGATTATATTGAAGGACGCAGAAGGAAACAATATATTAGATCAATACAATCAAATACAGTGGGTGGATGACCCAGATGGTGCCACTGAACCAGCCTACGAAACACGACAATTAGAAGGAGGGTACATCGCCGCATTTGTTGGATGTACGTACCACTGTGGTTAAATTTCTTCCTAAGCAATTAGTAGAAAACCATGCCAACCTATGACGGCATCGGATCGTCCATCACGCATCGGGTTGAGGTGGTGGGCGACAGCCTATTCCAGGACGTTGATGGGGGAACGCTCTCCACCAAGGTACCGGTTCAGATTTTCAGCAACTACTACGCATCGCCGGGTTCCGTGGATTCTTCGCGGCAGCTTCGGTTCAGGGTTCAGCCAGACGGGGAATCCAACGTGTCCAACTCTTACGTGACGGACATGGGTGTCAAGGGGGCGGACGGGTCCAACTACTTCTTCATCACGGCGCCACAGAATACGTCCAACGTCGGCGACCAGAACACCTTTGTCATCTCCACGACCTCCAACGTGGGCATCGGGACCACGGACCCCGTTACCACCCTTCAAGTCGTGGGTGACATCAAGTGCCAGACCATCACGGCGTCCAACATCGTCGGGGGGTCGCCCTTGACCATCACTTCGGATCAAAACTTACAGGTCAACTCCAATCTGACCGTGGGAACCTCGAACCTCTTCGTGAACAATTTGACTGGATACGTCGGCATCGGGACGGTGAGTCCATGGGCTGGATTACATCAGTATAGAAGTGTGGCATTAAGTTACGTAATTAATCTTTGTGGTGGAGCCGCATTTAATTCATGGAATACAGGTATTATTAATCTGTACACTACAAACAGAGTTATATTTATGATAATTTTTACACCAGATAGCGGAGAATATTGGAGTGGAATCGTTACAATGTCGCAAGTGTATCCTCCAAATCCCGGTTGGAATACATTTAGAAATACAAGTAACGCAACTCTTTACTATCGTTACGATAATTGCGGTAGCCCCTATTTAGGATTTCGAAATGGTTCTACCACACAAGTACCTTATATGTGTGCGATTGTTTTACATTAAAAATATACCACTAAATAATAATGTGGTTTGCTGTTTTTGATAGAGATCAAAATAATAGATTAGGTAGTGTAGTTCAAGACAAGAAAGATATTTCTCCCACAGAATTATCAAACCCTGACCGTTATGGAATAATTGAAGTACCGGAAGATTTGGGTATCGATGTTGTTAATTATGTTGTGAACTCCACAGAAGATGGATTTATATTTTCACAAGAAAGTAAAGATAGATATGATGAAAGTTTTAGAGAGACGGAATTAGATTTTATACGTCAAATGCGTCTCGAAAAAATCAAAGAAACTGATAAATATGCTCTTCCAGATTGGCCTCATAAAACACCAGAAATACGACAGGCTTGGTTGGACTATAGACAAGCTCTTAGAGATTTTCCAGAAGTAGTCGATGTAAAAAACCATATATGGCCCACGCCACCATAGTAATAAATCTTTCCTAAGCAATTAGTAGAAAACCATGCCAACCTACGACGGCATCGGATCATCGGTGACCCACGAGATTGAGGTGGTCGGCGATGTGTTCATCAGCAATGTCGAAGGGGGTTCCCTAAGCACCCAGGTTCCCTTCGAGATTTTCAGCAACGTTTATGGGATGGTGTCTCCACCGACCGACTCCCGCCAGGTCAGGTTGAGGGTTCAGCCGACCTCAGAGGCAAGTCCGGACGACTCCTATGTGACCGACATGGGCATTCAGAACACCACGGACAACTACTTTTTCATCACGGCGCCCCAGAACACCTCCAATGTCGGAGACCAGAACACCTTTGTCATTTCATCGACGTCCAACGTCGGCATCGGGACGACGGACCCCACCAGCGCGCTCCACGTGGTCGGTGACGTCATGGGTAACGGGGTTTCGCTTACCAAACCCCCCATTGCTATCGTGACAAATGCAGTCACTTCTATTTCGAGCACTGCAACAAAAATTGCATTCAACAATATAGTAGCCGATACTCACAATTGGTTTGATACTACAAATTACAGATACACACCACAAGCACCTGGATATTATTTTGTGACGGTTGGTCAACTTCAAATAAATCAAACAGGTGTGCCATATCTTGTTGCTTCCATACATGTAAGTGGTTCACCGTTGGGCGCTTTTCCTATGGTTGGTGGTCCTAGTAATTATCTTAACAGTCACTTTAATACTATTGTTTATTGTAATGGAACTAGCGACTATATAGAAATCTTTTGTAACTCAAATACCACTAGATCTATATACAACTCCGGAAGATTATGTATACACTATATATCTGGATAACCATACCCACAGACGTGCAAACTAAATGCGGTTAATAAAATCTGATTAGATACTAAATGTCGTACAACGGTATTGGCGCCACTGACCCGAACCACCCCCTCGAGGTTGAGGGTCAGGTTTTTGTCAGCGACGTGGAACTTGGGAACGCAACACAGGACGTTCCATTTGAAGTGTACAGTGACTACACAGCTAAGGCAACACTCACGGACTCTCGGCAGCTTCGGCTTCGCGTGACCCCTTCCGCCACCACTACGTCGACCTCTCACATCGACATGGGGATTGACAATGTGACGGGGAATGTCTTCTTCATCAGCCAGCCCGTATTCGATGCCACCACCGCAGGAGACAGAGACGTCTTCACGATCGAGCGCGGTGGGAATGTGAGCATCGGGAACAACTTGACCATTTCGAGCAACATCCAGACCGGGAATCTGGCGGTCACCAGCAACATCTCGACCGGGAACGTGTCCATCGCTGACAATCTTACGGTTTCCGGGGACACATCGGTCACGGGAACCCTCACCACCGGTGACATCACAGGCGACGCGTCACTCGCGATTTCAGGAGATGTCAGCATTGCGAATGATCTCTCGGTCACCGGAACCATCACGACTTCTGATATCGTCGGTGGGTCACCTCTGACCATCTCGACCGCTTCCAACGTCCAGATTCTGACGTCCAACGTGGGGATTGGCACGGTTCCGTTCTCGAACACGAGGGTTCACATCCAGGGAGGATCCACGGCGTCCATCACCAACTCGAACGTCTTCCCGAATTTCATTTTCAGCAGGAACGCCAACGCCTCGTTGAATCATGTGGGCGGGGGTCAAAGTTCTGCGAGGCACGCGCTGTTCCCGGATGACACCGGAAAGGTATGGGCGACGGGAGATGGCTCATATGGTGCTCATGGACTGGGTGACACAGACGGCCGCAACATTTACACCCTGGTGAGTACCCTAGACGGTGTGGCGAACATTGTGGCGAGTTCGACGTGGGGGTACCAATTTAACAACGATTTCCCAAATACATCTTTACTTGACGACACTGGAAATGTCTGGGTGTGTGGGCGCAATAACAATGGTCAACTTGGTCAAAACGACACCGTTACTCGCTACGTCCCCACGCTCGTCTCGAACTCAAACATCTACAACGTGTCAATCACTGAAGTAGGTGCGTCGGGTAGTTCTTCATTGGTTCTCGACAGCACGGGTCAGATATGGGGTGCAGGGTCTAATGCAGATTACCGTCTTGGTAATCTTTCTGGTGTGACGACCAGCATCACCACGTACGCACCATCCATGCCCGAGAGTGGATCAATTACATTTAAGAGCATTGCTTGTGGACAAGCGTCTGCAATGGCTCTGGACACCAATGGAAAAATTTGGACTACGGGTATCAACGAGGACGGAAGAACTGGTCAGGGAACAAACTCGTTAACCACAAATGGTTGGGAGCAAGTTGACAACGCTGGCGGGGTCAATGATGTAAGCATCGATCAAATCGCCAGCGGAGAAACCCATAACATGGCGCTGGACTCCACAGGGAATGTGTGGATGACCGGAGCTAATACGTATGGTAATCTTGGTCTGGGCGACGCGGTAGAGAAGTGGCACTTCATTAAGGTCACGTCCAACGTCAATGTGGATCAGGGTGTCACGATCAAAAAGATTGCTGCCGGTATTCACAGATCCTATGCACTGGACACAAATGGAAGGATATGGGGATGCGGGGTTAACGTCTATGGTGAACTTAGTCAGCCACCCTACTACAGTACCATCTCAACCTTCATCCGTGCCGACACGGGTCCCATCGCGGACAAGAGCATCACAGACTTTGCTTTAAGTAGTTATGGATCGCCAATAGTAAGAACTTCGGACAACGAATATTATGTTACGGGTCTCAACAACTATGGCCAAATCGGAGCCGGCGATTATATCCACCGCTACAGCTACACCAAACTCCTGGATTTCAATGCGAATCCACCGCCGGACTATGACTACACCCGCTCGCTCCTCTTGGAGAACACCGAGACCGGCAAGGGACCTTCGATCGAATTCAAGAACAAGAACGCGGTCAGTTCGAGAATCCAGATGGAGGATGGGACGTCCGGCAAACTGAACATCGGGTTCGTGGATGCGTCCTTCGACCCCAAGCTTTCCGGCGGGGACGGTGCCGAGCTTTACCCGTTCCAAGAGCGCGCCCAGTCCAACACGATGACCCGCGGCGTCACCATCAACCAGGCGGGCGGCACCATGGTGGCGGGCGGATCCACGTCAAACATCGGGTTCAACACACCAATATTCAGTTCGGGGCCACCTGGTACCGGAAACTATGGGTATGATTCGGGTTGTGCCGACACATACGCAACCGCATTTGTTTCAACGGACGGTAGAGTTTACATGGCAGGTAACAACTTCAACGGAGCATACGGAGATGGAACCACGAACAGTTCAAAAGTATTTATAGATGTAACGCCTCCATCATCCTACCCATTCGTGGCCGTGGTGGATGGAAATCAATTTACGTATGCGGTTGATGCTGTTCGCAAAACATGGAAAACTGGATTCAACAATTATGGACAAATTGGACTAACAGATACAGATACAAGGTATACGTGGGTCCAAGATGGAGTCAATGTTTATGGAGCAGCGACAGGAGGATCTTATGCAATACTCCATGGCGGGGATGCAGGGGGAAATTTGTATGTCACTGGATTAAATACGGAAGGACAGATCGGTCAAGGCGCAACATCATCTGTCACAAGTTTTACGCAAGTAACTAATGGAGCCATGTCAGGAAGGAGTGTAAGAAGTGTATGGGCAGGAGGGCAGAATTCTTTTGTGATATGCACAGATAATACACTTATAGGTTCAGGTGGAAATGATTATGGCATGTTGGGTACAGATACCACTCCAGGTACCAACGTCACATCATACACTGTGTGTCCAAATGATAATTTCACTGGTAAGGTGCCCGTGCAAGTCGCGTCATCGTATAGTCACAGCATGATGCTTACGAGCGATGGACAGGTATACGCAACCGGAGCGGGACTTTACTATAGAACAGGGTTGAATTCCACAGCCGATGTCCGAAAATTCACGCGATGTACGGGAGCTATTCAAAGTTACACAATAACTAGAATTGCGGTACATCTCGATGGTTCGTTTGCCTTGGACAGCACAGGGAACGTCTGGGCGTGTGGTCTTGGCACATGGAACGGTCTAGTTAGCACAGCCAACGCACAGGAGTTTACAAAAATCACTGAACCGGCAGAGTTTTACTCGCGCACAATTGTTAATATAAAATCTGGTTATTCCACATCGGTTTATGCATTAGACAGCGAAGGAGATTTATGGGGTATGGGAAATGCTATCAGAGGCGTGGGTAGTACAGGTGTGAATGATGCGAGTTCTTCTCCATTATTTACAAAAATTCCACTCACAAATATGCCACGCGCATTCAACTACACTCCGACGCTGACCCTCGAGAATCCCAACGCGGACTACGGCGCGACGGTCGAGTTAAAGAATCCTAACAACCGGGCGTTCATAAATCTGGACGACAAGACCTCGACGCTCCGTTTGGGTTTCGTGAACAACGAGGACAACGCGGGGCAGATCGGGGGGATTAGCATCAGTCCATTGGACAACAGCGTCTACTTCAACCAGAAAGTGAAACTCTATAGTCCGAACGACATCGGCGCCGCCAAGTTAAATGCTCCGACGAGTAAACTTGATGTATACGGAAGAATTAATGGTGCTATGGGTCCTACAGTTTGTGTAAGAACTTCGTCTCAAGGTGATACTACAGTGGCAGACGGTGCCGATTTCGGTATCCCTAATATAGGGCATGGGGCGGCGGGGTGGGGGGCATATAACGACCAATCTGGAAACGGCACCCAACCCCTTTATTTTAGGGTGGGTATGAGACTGTCGAAAACGGGGGCCGGGTCGGCGGGTGAGATACAATTTTATCACTATCAGTACGACGTCACGAGCCCAGCTACTGTAGGTCAACCGCAAACCATCTATGCAGAAGATTGGAATAGACAAAGATACTTAAATGTTACAGAATGGCTACAGACAAATACTGGTACATACAACAATGTAACTTTCTTCAGAAATAATACAGGATTTTCTCTCATTATTGCAGAAGTATGGGTTCAATTTTCTAATGTCAATCTTGATGGCGCGCGAGGATGATAAAAAAAATATGTTTTAACCTATAAATGGATAACTTTCCCACTCTTCTCAGAGAAGAATATTTTGCTATTGTTGACAAAGAAACCGAAGAAATTAAAGATATTACATTTAATATAGATTTTGTGGATAAAACTAAATATCACTTTGTTAAAATTACAGATCCAAAAATAATATACAGAGCTACAAAGGAAACTGTTACACTAGTAAAAAATGATAGTAACTATGAAGTTGTATATGACGAAAATAAATTACATTTACATCCAGCATGGGAATTTGTGAGGAAAAGAAGGAATGATCTCATGACTGCGACCGATTGGATGCTTGGATTAGATTCGCCTTTATCGGAAGATAAAAAGGCAGAAATAATTGAATATAGACAAAAACTTAGAGATATTACCAAAGATACTAATATTCATCCAGAATATTTAGAATTTCCTAGACATGAACTTGTTTCATTTCCATGGGAACAAAATTAAACAAACCACACCATTCTAGTCAAGTAAAGGATGATCTATCCTACCACAAAATGTCACTGGTGCAATGTCCCACTACAATGGACCAGTCGATATGATTTCATCAACTATGCCTTTGAGTATTTTCAGTTCGAGGACAGGATTCCATTGGAGAGGATGTCCAGGGTTTATCACAAGGGTAGATCGAGTTCAAGGAAGAACGTGTGCCGCTCCTGCTATAAGATGAAACTGAACAACATTCACCAGAGGGAGATCACGGGCAAGGTGATCAGACTGAAGAGCATCAACATCACCCCGGGGGTAGGCAAATTTCTGCTAAAACTCTTTGATCAGTCGTGGAGACATCAACGCTACATCGAGTTCATGTGGTCAAGGGGACACACCTTCGATGCCTTTCTGGACTACCTCTGCGCCCGCGATACCATTTTGGGGAATGTTTCGGGTGACATCTTTGACAACGAAGAACTGGAATACTACTACGAGGACATGGTTCGCTCACACTTCGGGGTCCCGGCACACTACGAGGCCACGTGGGACGAAGAATCTGATATCATCGGTTTTCAATTAAACGGCACGGACGTGATTACCATAAATGCACATCCTGCTTTCGAGTAATGGCACGCCATTCCACGGCGCCAAGGGTGGCTACCCGAGTCAGTTGAGACACCTCATCACCATGTTCGTGGAGAGGGGTCATACAGTCACGATGGTCATATGGAGTCTCTGTGGCATCAAGCACGCCGGCGTGTTGCACTTCAGGGACTTGGTGAATGCCAACGTGCTCCCCGGAGAGACCAAGGATCCATGGACCCAGGCACTTTTGGATCGCCCCCAGGTGAGTTTCATTTTGGGTCCCTACGAGAAGTTTCCGTGCGTCATCAAGATTTCGGACATCAATGATTTCATCAAGCGAACCAACGCCGGAGCCATATTCTTTCTTCAGGACATCTTCCTGTTAGAGTCATCGACCGCCGAGCAGATCGCTTGTCCTTCCTACCTCTGGTTTCCTCTTCACTATGACCCGATTGACGCGCCGACGGTCAATGCACTTGGCAAGATCAAGCACATTCTCTCGCTGTGTCCCTCGACCCGCGAGAGGATCCTAAGGCAGATGGGAAGGGAAAGTCACGTGGTGCCGCACATCGTGGGGTTTCAGACGCCCCTTCCTCCCACGGACACCAAGGCAAAGGTTCGCAAGGACTTTGGTGTGGACGACAAGTATGTGATATTCACCATAGCGGGAAACTACGAGAACAGCGGGCGCAAGTCACTGGACACGACCCTGCTCTCCTTCAAGCAATTTCATGAGACCCATCCGGAGTCCCTTCTATGGCTTCACGTGCCGGCGTTGAATCACGTCAAGGTCTATGACGTTCCGGCAATGGTTCAGACGCTGGGCATACCGGACACGGCCATCAAGATCACCGAGACGACGTTGGACGAGACGACCTTGCAGAAGATGTACAAGTGTGCCGACATGTATCTGTGTGGATCCTGTTCGGAAGGGTTTGGTATCCCGCAGATGGAGGCTCAGTACTATGGTCTGCCTGTGGTGACGACCCGCTTCGGGGCGATGGACGACTACTGCTGGCATGGAGTGAGTGTGCCTCCCGCCCAGCCTCGGTGGAATCACATGCAGGGAGCGTGGTGGGTGACTCCAAGTGTAGAGCTTACAGTGGAAGCCATGGAGAAGGTCTATCAAGGCGAACTAGAAACCACGGACGAGTGGGTTCAGGAGGAGGTCCGCAAGGTCATGAGCTACAAGGCGGTCAGAGATAAGATACTCGCCATAGTAGAGAAAAATTAAAGGTTGTTTGATAATAGACTATGGAACAGACTCCATTCAAAGCCGTATTTACCAAAAAGTCCAACTTTGTCACCCAGTCATTTGACACGGATCCTCAGTCAGTCGACTATGGTGGAAATGCTAAGTTTCTGATCCCGAGGCATGGAGACTTCATTACGAGGATGTACCTTTTGATAGATTACGCGAGCACCAAGAGCACCAAGGTAAATCAGGCCCATGCCATGCTCGACTATGTGTCACTGATCATCGGAGGAACCACGATTCAACAGGAGACGGGCGAAACGTTGAACATGCGTCTGAATCTGAGCACCGAGGAAAAGGAGTCCTTCTCGGTGGTTCAGCTCTATCGGATGCTTGGTGGGGGACCCAATCACATATTCACGGACACTGCGCAGTATCCACGAACCTATCGTCTTCAGGTCCCTCTTCAATTTTGGTTCAACGGGAAGCCAGACCTTGCGATTCCATTGGCGGCGCTTAGATATCAGGAGGTTGAGGTGGAGATGGGACTGAGGAATGCATCGCGGTGGGGTGGAACTGATTCTGGAATAGAGGACTCTCAGGTGAGAATTCGGGTGGAGTATGGCTACGCACCCAAGGAGGTCACAGACGCATTGATAAGAAAACCACTTGTATTCCCTACGGAGCAGTTTCAGGTAGTGGAAAATAACTATACCACCTCCAACGTATTCACTTTGACACCCGAATTTGTGAATCCCGTCAAGGCGGTGTTTGGTTTGTTCAAGAACACGACCACGGACACCACACAGCCATTTGATTACGGGCGTGGTGGCACTGCACAGATCGACTCGGGTGACTTTCTGAACTCGATGGAGATCATTTTGGACAACGAGGTACTAATCCCAAAAGATATAGGAACGTTTGAAATGTATAGAGGATTTCAGTTTTATTCTCACTTCCCTGGTGCTCCTCAGAATCTAAATGACGGAACAAACTATTACAGGGGATACATCTACCCGATGGCATTTTGTTTGGATCCGATGAACCGCGAGATGCCCAACGGGGCAATCAACTTTTCCACGATTCTAAATCCACTATTCAACATAGATGCCAAAATTTCTGGCGGGAACAGGATCAGGTTCAGACTTTACGCACTTTCGGTGAATTTGTTATACATCGAAAATGGTATATCCAAATTGGTATTTACTGGGTCGGAATCTATACTTCCTCGATTTCTGTGAATTCGGCAAAGCTCACCTTGCCGTCACCGTCCCTGTCGTACATCGTGACATCACTTTCAATAGCCTCTATGAACCCGGAGCCATCGGTGTCGAGTCTATTGAATTTGCCTTCCACGACCCCATTCTCGGTGTAGTCTTCCACGCGACCTCTGCCATTTTCGGCGACGAAGATGCTCGTGGATAGGTAGTATATGGTTAGAAGAAACAAGTCAATGAGAGGTACGTAGCTGTTGATATTAGTTCTCGATTCTGATGTGATCTTTATGTAACCAGTTGTAGCAGTGGTAGATGATACACTAGTTCCTGCATCTGTTGGGTGATTTACGGTCAAGGTGAAAGATGCTGCTATTGTTGAAACAGTTACTGGGTCACCTGCCGAAGTAGCATAAAGATTTGCAGTACAAGTCCCCCACAATGGAGCAGCATCTGCACCATCTTGGACGATGACCACGGCATTTGTGTTTGATGAATCACTCCAAAAAGGAACATTTACCGTTTCTGTACCACCGGAGTAAGTGAAAGAACCATTCTGAAAATCACCAGAACTATCCACGTAATGTGCCGTTGGAGATCTGAAATAATCCGTTCCTGCTATTGTGATTTTATCTCCATTCCAAGGTTCGAAACGCATTTTGTAGGGTACGATTGGCGGATTACCTGTGTTCGTCGTATCCGAATAAGAAATTCCGGGAATACCCACTCTGGCCGTGTTGGTTCTGAGGTAGCCATATGGATTCATTCTCAGAGTCTTTAGAATATTTGCGCCTCCCAGGCCTACGCTCGTGTTCAGTAGGATGCGTCTATTGGCAATAGTGTAATCTTGGGTCGAAGCTGCAAACTGACTCGCCCAGAGAATATAGTTGTCCGCCACGGTGGTGAAGAACATGTCGATGTAGGCACTCTGTGGTCTAGGGGCTCTGAACTCGTAGTCACCTAGCACCACCTGAAGAGGCTGTTCGGCGAACGAGTATGCGTAAAATGTTCCGTTGTTATGGAAATTATGCACATAAGCTTGATATTCTTGAAGAAATAATGGTTTTCTGACTTCATTTCTATCAGTTTTGTTGAGTGTCGTGATTCTTGCCGAAATGATGGGGTTGTAGAATTGTGGATTGTATCCACCAATTTTGTTTTTGAATGACCAGAATATTGCTCGGCACGAGTAGGCGCTATTGAAATAGTACCTGTATTTGGCACCCAACGAGGCTGGCAGTTCGATCTCCTCGGTGTTGATTTTTTCGATGGGATAACGCTGCGGTGTGGATCTAAACATAAATCGTTCTTGATCTGTTAATGTAATTTCTTGGGTGACGAATTTGAATTCAGTGAGATCCGCTCCAGCCGCAAAGCCGCCGATGTCGCTGAAGATTTCGGACAGAGACCTGAATTGTATCACGATGGTCAACTCCGAATTGTGCATGGAACATAGTGGGAGTGGGGCGCGGAAGGAACTGGTACCAATCTTGGAATCGATGTAGTGTCGATTGAAGAAAAATGGCAGGGGGTAAAACAGACGCTGACTGGTATCGCCGGCTTTAAGCGTGGGCTGCAAGTCATATTGAGTTCCCAAATTAAATATCGTATTGAGAACATCTTGGCGTTCTTGTGCCGTCGAATACATGGACTCGTATATGGACATCCATTCACCTCGCATGGACTGAATGACGAGACCGTCCACCAAAAGATCAACCCTTCGAATCATCGATAGACCCACGTTTCTCAGGCACGTGGGTGTTCCCGTCGAGGATGGTAATTTAAAGTTTAACATCAATCCGGTAAGCAAATCTCCCATTTCCTTTGGTTTGAACGTGTGTCTGATCTCTTCACCCAGAAACGTGGTTTCGGTGGGTCTATAGAAACGATAATACGGTGTAGTTTGTGTGTATTCATAATATCTATATTCTTTGGAAACTTTTTCATAAAGAAACTCATCCTGCTGTCCCACGCCACTCAAGCCGGTTAGAGCACCAATACCTGTGTCTCCACGGAATCCAACTGGAGGCTTCTGCATGTTCCTCTCTTAAAGAAAAGGGACATTTTAAAAAATAATAATGAGTCGCGAGGAACAGATCATAGCAGCCTACACAAATGCAATCCAGCCCGTTCTGGAGAATGCCGTTGTGGTGGCCGCCGAATATTGTAAAGCCACCGGCAGGAGCATCGTCACTGCCCTCGACATGGAATATGGAATGAAGTGGAGCGCCATGAAATTGACAGGAAGGGTCTATGGTTCCATACTGCCAGATGAGGACGACGAGGATTCAGACGGATGGGAGACCGATGACGATATGGTCGTGCAGGAATGCGATATGGGGTTCGACGACGAGTTCCGCGAATATGATGGAGATGACGAACGCTATCTGGAGGTAAACCAGGCGGTCCGCGAGTGGGCTGACTGGGAACCCGAGACCGAACTTGAGATGATGATAAAGAGCGCCGTAAATTCTAGACGCTAATAGTAATCATGCCTGGCGGAATTGGTCTGGCTAACCCCCAATTCCCCTATAAGAGTTACTTCGATCCTATAGGGGAAGCGGCACCAACATCCTACACATACAATGATACCAACAAGAATCAATTTGCCCTCAGGTCTTTCAAGGACGATGAAGGGAATTGTTACACAGACATGGTGATAATAAGTGACGGTGCCGATAGCACATCATCATTTAGATTGTTCACCAACACACCAGAAGGAAATGCAGTCGAAAACATGTCTGTACAAAATGGAAATGTCAGCATCACGGGAAATGTCGGTATCGGGACGACGGATCCAAGAGCACTACTCGACGTAAACTCCACGGGAGCGATGATCGTTCCAGTTGGTACAACAGATCAACAGCCGACTACGGCGTATGCGGGTATGTTGAGGTTTAACAGTACAATAAATAGAATGGAATATTATAATAATAGTTCACAATGGATTCCAATACCACTAATAACAACATCTGGAGGAAATGATGTATTTATACACAATAATTATAAAATACATGTATTTACAGGTGGTGGAAATTTTATATTAGATGGACCGCCTGGTAGAATAGATGTTCTAATGATAGCCGGTGGAGGAGGAGGAGGTACGGATAATGCCGGCGCAGGTGGTGCAGGTGGTCTAATTTTTAAACCAGATATAGAAATTGATCCTGGAAATTATGTCATTAGTATAGGTACGGGCGGAACAGGGGCGACTACAGAGTCAATTGACGCCACAGCGGGAGGCGATAGCACGGCTTTTGGATTAACAGCCAAGGGTGGTGGTTATGGTAATAATGGGGGTTCGGCGGGGACATCAAACTCTGGTGGTTCAGGTGGCGGAGGTGATGGAGAACGTGATACTTCGGGTGGTGACGGTACACAATCATCACAATCTGGAGACTCTGGTACTTATGGGCATGGTAACAGCGGTGGTAACGGTGGCGGTGCAGGTGGTAACGGTGGCGGTGGTGGTGGGGGCGGAGCGGGTACATCTGGTTCGAACGGTGATAGCGCTGCAACTGATGTTGGTGGCGTCGGCGGAGATGGTCTATATGAGGTAACCATAGGTTCTACTACGTACAATTTCGCTACAATTTTTGGTACAAGTTACGGGGAAATAATTTCAGATGAAGCGTGGTTTGCGGGTGGTGGAGGGGGTGGTAATACTAATGATATTGACACCGATGTCGCTGGGGGTAAAGGTGGTGGTGGTACAGGTAAAGGTGCGGATTGGATTTCTGGTGACAGAAGCATCGATGGAGACGCAAATACAGGTGGAGGTGGTGCCGGTGGAACGTATGATAGCACTACCGGATACGGTCATGGTGGTAATGGTGGCTCTGGTATAGTAATCATTAGAGTACATAATTAAATATTTTATAACATACATATTAAGATGCCTCAGTGCTACCAACTTGACGAAGATACAAATTGTGTTATCGGCGTAGTAGAATGTGATAATGAAAAATGGTGTGGAAGAACATACGGAGGTAAATGGTTTAAAAATAATTCAAATAAATTTATTGGTTTGGGTTACATATATCACACAGAATATAGTACATTTTCTCCACCAAAACCATACGAATCTTGGACACTCGACACGGAAAGATTTACATGGAATCCACCTACACCTAGACCAAGTGGTACAAAATCATATACGTGGAATGAAGAAACCAAATCATGGGATGAGGTTTCCTGATATCAGTAACACAACAAGTCACGATCCGCGTTTAATTGAAAATAAATATTAGTGAATTGTCTGGTAGAAACCAATGGAAGGTTATGAGTATGACCCAGACGAATATGCCACAATTTCCAGTGAGACCGAATCCGAGACTGAAAAATCATTGGTCCCACTGGAACATGAAGAGAGTATTCAGATAATAAAGCCCCAGGTTGAGTACTCGGAACTGGATGACGTATTCAGCGAAGAATTGGATGATCTGGACCTCCGTGATTTCTTCATTGAAAAAAAGCAATCTAATAATAGAGTATGTCAAGTTACGACATCGTTATCGACAGTTCAACCAGGAAGGACAGAGCCACAACCGATGCTAACAACTTCACCAGTTATCTCAGCACACCCCTTTATGGAATCCAATCCATGAGTTTTGTCTCTGCATCGGTTCCATATATCAATGGAACATCATCGGTGGTGAATGGCAACGTTCATGCCTATTACGTGGTTTTGGAAGTGCCAAATTATGGGATTTTGACTGATAGGATCTATACGGTGGACAATCCTTATGCTTATAATGATACTGTAAGTACTGGAGCAACTGGGACTATTGCGGAATTCACTATAGTGGTAAATTCATCTAATGGAATTGAACTTGGTATGGACGTCACCGGAACTGGTATAGGAACCAATGCAAAAGTGACTGGAATAAGTGGAACAACGATAACTCTTGACGTGGCAAATTCGGGTACCGTGTCGGGTCAGGTCACTCTTGTGAATGCCGTCAACAATCGTTTTGATTTTGCTTACACCGGTTCACTCGTGGTGCCTGCACTGGCCGGCGCGAGTCCCACCAACTACGTGATGAGTTCCATGAATGACAGAATCAGTGTTCAAAAGATAGTGCCAGTCATGGAAGCTATCAAGGTATCCATCTACTACTATGATACGAGTGACAGTTCATTCAAATTGTACCCATTCACAAGTTCCGGGGCGTCCACCGAAGAGTTTGTTCTCAAGTTGAATGTCCAAGCCACCAAGGATAAACGATTTGCCACCAAGCAACAGGACGAAGACGACAAGCGTCTGGAACCCAACATCGCACCCCCGGTGACGCCAGGGACGGAGAACACATTCGCGCGCAAGTTGATTAACTACTATCGTTCTGCTACCCGGAACAAGAATAATCCAGAGGTTTCTACGGAACCCGTCGGAGCCCTGTTGCCTCGCAGAGAGTTCATGGGAGTTCCAACAAAGTACGCTCAGATCCTGATCCCGATCGCGGTCGTTCTTTTGGTGCTCGCTATTCTCTTGGCTAAGTAATAATGGCTAGGTCATCTTACACGACACCTGGTCTCCCAGACTTCAACTACGAATATCACACGATATCCTTTGACACATTGGATCAAACGAGTTCCAATTCATTCACTGTGTACTTCAATACACCTTTGAAACAGGTGGTTCAAGCACGCTTGTTGGGTCTCCACGTCCACACCCGTGGGTCTGTGGAACACCTCTATATGCGAATCCGCGAACTGGAATCCAACTTCAATGACCGACTCACCAAGAACCCGCCGACAACCCCAGCTACTTCACCGGTCCAATCCATTGCCCGTGGTGCCTTTGGGTCCATCATATCAGACAATGATCAGGGTTCATCATCCGACCAGCTGATTATTTTCAAAGACAACTATGATTTAATTACTCAATTTATTCATCCTATAGAAAATTTGGATCGTCTGACTGTGAAGTTGTATAATCAGAATGGCGCCCTCATTCCAAACCCTTCCGGTGGGAAAGAGATTAACCACTTCATCATCAAGTTCGTCTGTCGTTCGCCCAACCTTCCCGGGAGGCAAACACTTCCGTGGGTTCAGCCCAGAGTTGGCATCTAGATGTCATCCTCCTCGACCACCTTGACCGTCCATTCCTGAACGGGTTGCTCTTTGATTAACTTGTCCAGTCGCATCTTGGTGGCCTTGACCGTTCGCTTGACATGTTCGGCAAGTTCCTCTATCTTCTTGTCTTTGTTCTTCAAGAGCCACTCTTCATCTTCGTTAGACCACCGACCCGACTTAAGGGTCGAATGTTCCTTGGCGATCTCGAGAGCCATCTTCTTCACCTTGGTGAGTTGTCCCTCGAGACCTTCAATCTCCTTGATCAGATCATCGATCGTAGGCTTGGGTGCAGGAAGTAGTTCTTGGTGACCATGCTCGCGGTGCCACAGGACCCTCTCCCAGAATGCCTTCATGATGGGCATGTTGGTCGCCCACCACTCGCGGTCACGTGGAATCTCCACGCAGACAAACTCGGCAGGTTTGGGGTAGGTGATTTCAGCAGGTCGATACTGCACAAAGTCACAGACTTCCAAGTCCAGGACTTCCATGAGCACCTGAACTTGTGCGAGATACCACGGGGGTGGCGTTCCATCACCAATCGGACGGGACCTTGGGCACTTGATTTCCAAAAGTCTTCCAGTGTAGGTGATGCCATCGGGTGATCCACCGATCCAGTCGAGGGTGTGATGGGGTTCCAGACCAATCTCAAAGACCTTTTGGTTGTGACGTTCCTCATAGATCTGTCGAGCTTCATCTTCATATTTCTGACCGTGCTTGGTCGCCCAGTCATTGAAGGGTTCACTGACGCCACACTTTTTCAGAATCAACTTCTCTGGTTTTTCGTAGGGATTCACGCCTATCGCTGTACCGGCATCGGATGCTGTGAGCATCGTGCCCCTCATCTTGAACCACGCATCGGAACGTTGTTCAGGATAAGTCTTGTTGAAAAACTTCTCCGCTTGGGGATGCATACTAGTTAGCATAGGGCTCTAATGTTTAAGTGGAGGACTTGGTGGGTGTCTTCTTCTTGCGTGACTTCTTGGGTTTCTCTTCTTCCTGAATAACTTCTTCAACTTCGGCGACGGCAGATGCTGCGACCTCGACAACCTCGGGGATCGGCTCCGGTTCGGCTTCCTTCTTGACCACCACAGGCTCGGGAACCGGCTCGGGAACCGGCTCGGGAACCGGCTCGGGCTCCTTCTTGACCTTGACCGGCTTCGCAGAAAGCATCAGACGAAGACCCTCGACATCCACGACCTTTTCAAAGTTCTTGGCGAACTCCCTGAAAACACCATTGCCGCGCTTCTCCACGACAACCACATCGGGTCCGAAAGCCTTCACGTCAGGGATGGACTTCACGGGAAACCCAACTGGGAAATCCACGATCACATTACCCGACTTGCGACCCCATGCACGAATCTCGTGGCCGGTGCACATATCATTGACTGTCTTGGAAATAGGATTGATAAGGGCGACCTTCATTATTACTTTCTGTGGACATTTTTAATCATGGCATTCGGGCGTTTGGATGGAACCAGTCTCTTTTCAAGTTTATCCTCAAGTCGCTTCAAGGTGAAGTAGGCACCAGCTTGTTCGGCTTCCTTCTTGGTGGATCCCTTGCCTGTTCCCCACTGATGTCCCTGGACGTAGACACCCACCCTGAACTTGGTGGCATCCACATGGTCAAGCTGACGATACTCAGGCAGATCCCATTTCTGAGACTGACAGACGCGCATCAGGATGTCCTTGTAGTTGTCATCCACCATCAATCTGTCCAAACGGATGAGGTCTGGGTTATCCAGGACGCCCAGGACGAACTTCTTGGCTTCGATCATCCCGAGATCCAAGTAGATGGCACCCACAAATGCCTCAAAGACATCTTCAAGAATCTTGGGGTTGTTGTTCCATCCGTTTCTCATTCCCTTTTCATCCATCTGAACCCAGTTGTGAAATCCTAGTTTGGCAGAAACATCCGCCAACGTCTTTCCACAGACAATCTTTGTTCTCGCACGAGTTAGAAATCCCTCCTGCAGATTCTCGTACCTATCGAACAAGTACTTGGTGACAATAAAGCCCAACACGGAGTCGCCCATAAATTCCAACGTTTCGTAGGAACCCTCGACGCCATCGTGTTGAACAGAAGATTTGTGCTGGAAAGCCTTGCGGTACACATCGATGTTTTTGATGTTCGTACCGATGATGGCCTCAACCTCCTGAGTGGATATCATTTTCTAAAATTAGGGTGCGTTTTTTGTTTAAGCCTTGATGAAGTGCTTGGAGATGTGCTTCTGCAAGGTCATATAAGAGAGGGTCTCTCCCTGAGGTGTCTTGAGGAGACCCTTCAGTGC